CCTTCCTCGGCTCCGGCACCACGCTCATCGCAGCGGAGCAACTCGGCCGACGCTGCTACGGCATCGAGATCGCGCCCGTCTACGTCGATGTCATCGTGCGACGCTGGCAGAACTTCACCAAGCGGCAGGCGACGCTCGAAGCCGATGGCCGCACGTTCGCCGACGTGGAGGCGGAAAGGGTCGGTACACCATGCCCGGCTTGAACGGTCACTCAAACGGCCATAGCGTGAATGGGCAGGCGGGGGGTCAGGGGGACGCCGCGCGCCTCATCGACCCGCACCACAAGCGGGCATCGCTGCGCGTCATCCAGCGGGCCGTAGAGCGGGGCTGGAAGATTCCTGAGGAGTGGTATGACACGCTGCCCGGCGTAGCGGCGAAGATCGCGGCCAGCGCGGACAGCAACCCACGTGACCGCCTGCGCGCCCTTGAAGTGCTGCGCGGCATGGCGGGCGATTGCGTGTCTGCCGCCATCGCCCTCGACAAGATCGAACGGCTCGACGGCGGACAGGACACCGAGCGCGCCTCGCTCCGCGTCGTGTACGGCGACGAGGAGAGCGTGCGGAACAGCCGACTCCACGGCGTGAAGCCCGACGAATGACACAGCCGACGATCCATCTCCCGAAGCCGCACAAGGGGCAGGCGGCGGTATTGGGTGGGAGGCGTCGGTTCAACGTCGTCGCGTGTGGGCGGCGGTGGGGCAAGACCAAGATGGGCGGTACGCTTGCCATCGAGGCGGCCTTGCGCGGCCTTCCGGTCGGCTGGTTCGCCCCGACGTACAAGTTCCTCACGGACGCGATGGAGGAGATCGCTGGCCGGGTGCAGACGGCCGGCGAGTACGCGCGGTACTCCAAGACTGATCGTCGGATCATGCTCAACGGCGGGATGATTGAGTTCTGGTCTACCGAGCCGAGCAAGGCCGGGCAGGAGGAATCGGATATCGCGCGTGGTCGCAAGTACGCGCGCGTGGTCTACGACGAGGCGGCGCACGCGCGTCGGCTCGAAGCCGATTGGACGCGGGCCATCCGCCCGACCCTTGCGGACTACCAGGGTGATGCGTGGTTTTTCTCGACCCCGCGCGGCATGGACTACTTCTACCGCCTGTTCTGCAAGGGCCAGCAGGGGGATGAGGATTGGTCGTCGTGGCGCATGCCGACGAGCGCGAACCCGCATATCCACCCGGACGAGATCGAGTCGGCCCGGCGCGACATGCCGGGCGATGCGTATGAGCAAGAGTTCGAGGCGAAGTTCCTCGCTAACGCCGCCAACCCGTTCGGCCTCGACGCCATCCGGTCTAGGATCATCAACGAGATCGGCGACGGCCCCGTGGCGGCCTGGGGCGTGGACCTCGCCAAGTCGCACGACTGGACCGTGGCGATTGGGCTGAACGAAACCGGCCAGGTTTGCGCATTCCAGCGTTGGCAGTCCGATTGGCGCAACACCCGACACCGGCTCGCCGCCATGCTGAAGAACACGCCCGCCTTGGTGGATTCCACCGGCGTTGGCGACCCGATCGTCGAGGATTTGCAGGCGACGTGCGGAGCGTGCGATGGGTATCACTTCACGAGCCAGAGCAAACAGCGACTCATGGAGGGCTTGGCGCACGCGATTCACAACGGTCGAATCTGGTTCCCATCTGGGCCGATCGTCGATGAACTTGAGACGTTCATGTACGAATATCGCCCATCGGGTGTACGATACTCCGCGCCCGCCGGGCTGCACGACGATTGCGTATGCGCGCTCGCGTTGGCGGTTGAATGCCAGCGTCGCAACGGATGCGTGTTGCAGTTGGACGTTGGGCCGCGCGTGTCGGTCGGAGCCATCGGAATAGACGTATGGGGTGACGACGAATGAGCATCATCCACAAGGCGACGAACGCAAGCGAATTGCACCGTGTGACGCTGGCCGGACAGCCGCGCGGGTTCGAGTTCTGGCCTGAGTCGCCTCGCCCGACACTTCACGAGATTGTCCGCCGATACGGTCGATGGGTTCACCGGCTTGTGGCGATCAACGCCGACGCCTGCGCGGCGATCCGGCCGCGCCTCTTCACGATCGGGCAGCGCGAGGCCGTGCAGAAGTGCGCCAGGCTCGGCCCGAAACCGCTCGACAACCGCACGAAGGCCTACCTCAAGGGCAACGACACGCTGCGCCCGTGCTCGCGCGTGATGCGGAAGATGCACGGCAACGTCGATGACATGACGGAGATCACGTCGCACCCTGCGCTCGACCTGCTGGAGAACGTCAACCCGTGGGATGAGCCACACGCCTACCGCAAGGCGATATACGCCGACCTGCAAATCTTCGGCCGGCATTTCACGTTCGTCGTTGGGCAGCCGCAGCCGACGGAACTCTGGCGCATCATGCCGCAGTACGTCAAGGCGATCCCATCGGCGACGACGTTCGTGGGCGGGTTCGAGTATCAGCGCGGGACCGTCAAGGTGACGTACTCGCCCGACGAGGTGTTCTGGCTTCGCCAGTTCGACCCAGATGATCCGTGGGGCGGTATCGGCTGGGTCGGCGCGTGGCTCAAGACCATCGACTCGGACTTTGCCATCACGGACTTCACCGATTGGATGTTCAAGCGCGGCGGAATGCCCGACGTGGTGGTGACGACGCCCGCCCCGTTGGGCGACGACGCGAAGCGCGCGTTTCGGGTCGATTGGCGTCGCCTGTTCGGCCGCGCGCGCAACCGCGAGGAAAACGTCGCGTTCATCGGCGGTAAGGATGTCAAGGTCGAGACGTTCGCCCACACGCCGAAGGAGATGGAGTACAAGGACTCGCGCGCGCTGATCCGCGATGAACTCTGCGCCGCGTCCGGCGTGCCGAAGTCGTACCTCACGACAGACGACGTGAACCGCGCCAACGCGACGGAGGGAAACCCAACCCATATCCGCGTGACGGTCTGGCCGATGGTCATGCAGGTCGAGGAGGCGATCAATCAGCGGCTTCTGCCGAAGTGGAGCGATCGGCTCGTGATGGTCCACGAGAACCCCCTGGTCGGCGATACGCAGACGATCATCAGCAACCGGGAAAGCCGCCTCCGATCCGGCTGGAGCATCAACGAGGTCCGCACGGACGAAGGCGCGGAATCGCTCGACGACCCCAACGCCGACATGCCGCTCGTGACGAGCGCGGTATCGACGCTCGATCGTGTAGTCAATCCGCCCGACCCGCTCGACGGGTTCGGGTTCGGCGGTATCGACGAAGAGGATGATGCGGAACTCGATGATGCGGAAGAAGATGACAAGGCACTTGGCGCAGTGGTATCGAAGATGGCGACCACGATCGAACGTCTCGCCGAAGCGGTGTCGCGGAGGCGTTCGCCGGTCGGACATACGCACGCGCGGGACGTGAAACAATCCGATCTGCTGATCGTGAAGGACAAGCGCGAGGACCGACCCCAGCGACTGCTCCCAGCCTCCGGCGCGTCGCGCGCCTTCATCGCGGAGATTGAGGCGATCCTGCACCGGCACGTCCGTTCGGTCGCCGAGGCGATGACGGGGCAGAGCGTGTCGGCGGCCGAGGCGATCCTCGACGATCCGCGCTGGCGTGAGATGATCGCGGACGCCGCGCGTCCATTCCTTGATCGCGCGGCAATGGCAGGCGGTAAGGACGCGCTCTCACAACTCCCCGACCGCCCGCTCCCGCCGACCGCGCCGGCCGCGACCGCACAGGGCGATCTTCCAGCCGCGCGGCTGCCGAGCAACGTCGTGTTCGACGCCACGAACCCGCGCGTGCAGGAGTTCGTCGATCAATACACGGCGCGGTTCGCCCAGGAAGTGGCGGGCAACACCCAGGCGTCGCTACGTTCACTGATCGGCGACGGCATCTCCAAGGGCGAGACGATCCCCGATCTTGCGAAGCGTGTGATGGAGTACGACGAGGCGATCACGCCGCATCGCGCCGAGATGATTGCGCGAACCGAGTCGGCGCGCGCGTACACGACCGGGCAGGAACAGGCGTGGAAGGAAACCGGGCTGGTCGAGGGCAAGCAGTGGCTCCTCTCGCCCGATGCCTGCGAGTTCTGCGAAGCCGCCGCCGCGCAGTTCGGCGAGGGCACGACGACGCCGCTTGGCCAGGCGTTCTACGCCAAGGGCACGGTGTTGACGAGCCGGGCGGGGAATCGCCTTACGCTTGACTACTCTGACGTGACCGGCGCGCCGCTCCACCCGAACTGCCGATGCGCGGTCATGCCCGTGCTGGTGGACGTAGGAGGTTGACATGCTGACGACGTACCGGAACAAGATGAATGGTGGTCCGAAGATTAGCGGTCATGGCCCGGACTGGTGCCATGTTTGCGGCCGTCGCGCCGAATCGCTCGCGGATGTTTTCTGGGCCGACAATGCTGAGCATGATCCAGCATACAACCGACGCAACTATCTGCGCGTTTGCTCAGAGTGCGCGTCACGAATCCATGAGGTTTCGCAAGGAACGCAACCATGAAACTCGACAAGGCGTTCGACACCAAACTTACCGCGAAGGACGGCGAGCGAGCCGTCGTCGCGCGAATCACGACGGCGACGGTTGACCGCGAGGGCGACGTGGTGCTGCCGTCCGGCGTCAATGTGGCCAACTTCCGCAAGAACCCCGTCGTACTCTTCGCCCATCGCGGCGACGCGCTCCCGGTCGGCACGGCCGAAGGGCTGGAAAAGTCAACCGACGCCATCACGGCCAAGGTGCTGTTCGCCGAGCGACCCAAGGCGCATCCGTCGTCGGCGGAGTGGATTCCCGATACGCTGCTCGACCTCTTCCAGCAGAAGGTGTTGCGGGGGTTCTCGATCGGGTTCCAGGTTCCGCAGGACGGCTGGCGCGACGCGACCGACCGCGACCGGAAGAACTTCGGCGACAACGCGCGCCGCGTCATCACCAAGTGGGAACTCGTCGAGTTCTCCGTCGCGCCGATCCCGATGAATCAGGACGCGCTGGCGATGGCCGTCAGCAAGTCGTGGTGCAGCCGGCCGGTGGCGGAGTCGCTTGGCTTGCAGGCCAAGGGCACCTTCATCGTCAACACGACCCGGCCCGTCCTGACGTTTGACGTTCTCGAGGTTGCGCGATAGTCTTTCATGGGCCGGATGGTCCGGCCCGACAACCTGCGCGGTAATGCTTCGGGCGAAGCGACACCCGCACTGGCCCTGGTCGGCATGACTGAGGGCGGTGCCGGGCGAGCGCAGCCGGTTGTGGCCGCAAACTCGAAAGGGTTTGTGCCATGAACTGGCAACTGCTTCTGAAGAAACTGAAGGCGCACGGCTACAGGGGCGATGATTCCGCCCTCGATGCCGTCAAGTCGTACATCGAGGAACACTTCGATGGCGCGGTGGTGAACGGCGAGCCGATCGACGTGGCCGCTCTCCACGCGAAGGCGTTCCCTCCGAAGTCCCGTCTCGACCTCACGACCGACACCAAGGATGCGGAGATCGCAACCCTCCGCGCGCAACTGGAGTCCAAGCAGGTCGAAGCCGAACTGCTCGGCAAGGGCCGGACGGAGACGAACTCGGTCAACAAGTCGATCGACGTAACGGTCGGAAGCGACCGGCTCGCCCTCGATCCCAAGGGCGGGTTCAAGTCGCTCGGTCACTTCGTCCAGCATGTGTTCCGCACGGGCGGCACGGGCGAGCGCGCGTTTGAGCCGCAGCCCGACTCGCCGCTCTCCAAGTGGAACAAGGCATACAACGGCCGCGTGCGGGAGGAAGCGGAACATGCGTTCAAGATCGGCCTTGTCAGCAAGGCGACGCTCTCGACGTACTCCAACGAGGGCACGGGCGCGGATGGCGGGTTCGCCGTTCCGCCTGAGTTCGCGACCGGGATCATGAAGCGCATCGAAGGAGAGGAGTCGATTCAGGCGAAGTGCCAGCGGGCGACGCTCTCCGGCAACTCGCTCACCGTCACGATCGACGACACCCATCCGTGGGATTCGTCGGGCGGCGTCCAGCCCTACTGGTTGGGCGAAGCGACGTCGATTACGCAGTCGAAGGTCGCGCTCAAGCAGCGTGATTTCCGCCTCCGCAAGATCGGCATCCTCTGCCCGCTCACCGACGAACTCGCACAGGATGCGGCGTTCATGGAGTCCTACATCGCGCGGCTCGCTGGCGAGAAGATCGGATACGCGGTGGACGACTCGATCCTCCACGGCAACGGCGTGACCCGTCCGACCGGCGTGGTCGGCCACAACGGCACCGTGAGCGTTGCCAAGGAAACGAGCCAGACGGCGACGACCATCAAGGCGACGAACATCCAGAAGATGTGGATGTCGATGCTGCCGCAGCAGCGTCGTCGCGCGACGTGGATCATCAATCCCGATTGCCAGGTCCAGTTGCAGCGGATGTTCGTGCAGGGCACGAAGGACTCGGCGAACTCGGTCGCGGCCGGATCGCTCGTCTACATGCCGGCAAACGGATTGGCGGGCCAGCCCAACGACACGCTCATGGGTCGCCCGATCCTCTACCACCAGGCGGCCAAGACGCTCGGCACGGTCGGCGACATCATCCTCTTCGACGGCGATTCCTACCTCGTCTGCACCAAGGCGTCCGGCATCGAATCGGCGTCCTCGATGCACCTGTGGTTCGACCAGGCCGTCGGCGCGTTGCGGTTCCTCTATCGAGTTGAAGGTCAGCCGTGGTGGCCATCCACGATCACGGCTGCGAACGGTTCGCAGACCTACGGCTCGTTCATCACCCTTGCGACTCGTTCCTGAGCCGCGCTCTGACCTGAAAGGAGAATCCAATGGCTCTCAACCAGAAAGGTTCCGAGCGCATCCGCGTGATCTTCGCTGGCGGCGGCGGCTCGAAGCAGTCCACTACGGCCACGACGGCGATCAACTCGACCGCCTGGGTGGACATGAAGGACTGGAATCGCTGCCTCGTCGTCGCGTTCCGCGTCACCGGCACCGGCAACATCACGGCCAACACCGGCGTGTATGTGTCGGCCGCCTCGACTGGAACGACTCCATCGGCGATCACGACGCTCGGCGCAACCGGCGCGATGACCGGCGTCATTACGGCGGCGCGCGGAACGATCCTCAAGCCGAACTGCGGCTGCGCGGTGTTCGATGTATCGCAGGACGCGATCGCTAACACGCTCGCGGGCGGGCGGTACATCTCCCTCCGATACCGCAAGAAGACGCGCGCGAACCGGATCGCGGCGGTCTATATCCTCATGGACCCGAAGTTGGCGAAGGCGAGCAACATGCTCACCGGCATCAATCAGGGTTCTGCGACGATCACGGCTCCGTGAATCTCGCCCTCCGCGCTCGAAAGGGCGCGGAGGGATTTCCATGCAGGACAACTCGATCCTTCTCGTCGGACGCGGCCCGTCGGCATACGACTTCGATTGGTCGTCGGTCGATTGCCCAGTCATGGCTATTTCGTCAGGCATCTTTGCGATCCCGCAAACGGTGCGGGTGGATCATTTTGTCACGCTCGACGAACCCAAGTGCTTCATGGCGCAACTGACCGGCGGGATGCCCAACTCGTGGGTTGACGACCCCAACGCGCGCCCGTGGCAGTTCTGGACCGACCCCAACCTCGTGAAGCACGTCGTGGCGAAGCGGATGCGGACGGTCGAGTTCATCCCCATGCCGTTCCGTGAGATCATGGATTCGATGCGCGAGTGGGCGATCCGCAACGCCGACGACTGCCAGCGAACCGGTATCGGCTTCAACGAGATTCGGGACGCTTTCTACGAGGCGTTCGGCGACGCGGGGATCGGGCAGTTTGGATTCCAGCCCGGCTGGGGCGACTACCCCAACGTGCGGGGATGGGAGACGAAAGCGTACCGCAAGCCGAAGTGGACCGGCGACGGTCCTCTCGCGTGCTGGAAGTCGAAGGAAACGCCGGACGGCTTCATGTTCAACTCGCTGCTCGCGGCGGTTCAGGTTGCAGCGCGGCTTGGGTTCAGACGGCTCCAGTTCATCGGGGTGGACCTCCTGCCGGAGTCCGGCTATGGCGACACGCTCGCGGTCGTGATGCGCGAATGGCACGCTGACGCGGTGAAGCATGGGTACGAGTGGGTCAACCTCTCGCCCGTTTCACGGCTTGGCGAGTTCGTCCCTTCGCCGTCGAACGGCATTGACATCGGCGACATTGCGCGGATGCGGTTCGGCGATCGCCCGACCCGCATCGTTCCGTTCTGCGAGAACGGGGTCTGCGGGTTCGACATCGTGCCCGTGGAGGCCGTCGCTTGACGCGGACCATCGTCATCGCGGGTTCTGGTCCATCGGCTGCGTCGCACGCTTTCGCGCACGATGTGCCGATCATGGCGATCGGCAGCGCGTGGTCGTGCGTTCCGAGCATGGATCACTTCGTCACCGTGGACAAGCCGATGTGCTTCCCTCGCTGGGTGACAGACTCGGATCGGTTCTACAAACATACATGGGACTGGACCGACACCAAATGGTGGCGCGGCTCTCCGCGCGTCACCGCATGGGCGTATGAGGATGCGGATGGCCCGACGTTCGATGGACCGATCGCGTCCGGCCCGCTCCGCAA